ATGTTAAGCGACTCAAAAATCAGAAGTGCAAAACCAAAAGAAAAGCTTTATAGAATTGGTGATTCGGACGGGTTGTGTATTGAAATCAAACCTAATGGAAAGAAGTATTGGCGCTACCGTTTCCAGTGGCTTAAGAAAACTCAAATGATGAGTTTAGGTGAGTACCCTATTATTGGCTTAGCCGAAGCACGTACAAAACGAGATGAAGCTAAATCTTTAGTGGCAAGTGGTGTAAATCCTGTTGAAGATAAAGAAAAACAGAAAAGGGCTAAACATGATGAGTATGAAAATAGAGTGCTCTTTAAACATGTTGCAGCAGAATATAAAGCTGAAAAATTAAATAACCGATCAGAAAGATATCAAGAAGCTTTTCAAAGAGCTTTAGATAAAGATATTTTAAAAGTAATTGGCGATAAGGACATAAAGGAAGTTACCTCAGCAGACGTTTTGACAATTATGAAAAAAACGATTGCACGAGTTAAGCGTCAAAAAAACCATGGTACCGGAGAAGTATCGGCAATCCAAAATCGTACTTTTATTGGTGGCGTTATGCGTTATGCAATCGCTACACTTAGAGCTGAGTATGACCCCACCTATGCAGTCAAAAATGTTGTTGAACGTCCTGAAATAGAACATGCAAGACCAATGGAAAAGCATGAGGCTGCACAACTTAGAAATAAATTAAGTAACTATGGCGGCTCTACTACTGTAAGAAATGCTGGACTTGTAATGCTCTACTCGATGCTTAGGACTATCGAGATTCGTCGAATGAAATGGGATTATGTTGATTTCGAAGCTAGAACTATCACATTTCCCAAAGAGATGATGAAAAAGAAGCGCATACATATCGTCCCAATGTCTGATCAGGTCTTCAACATTCTTCAAGAGCAACGTAGTTTAGTTGGCAACAGAGAATATGTATTTCCGGCCATTTATCAAGATGGAATGCTTTCAGCTACCACAATGAATAAAATGCTTGATTATATTGGCTTATCTGATGTAACTGCACATGATTTTCGTGCTACAGCATCCACGCTTTTAAATGAAAAAGATTACGATGATAAGTGGATTGAAAAACAGTTAGCACATGCGGATGGGAACAAAACTCGTGCTACTTATAACCATGCAAAGTATTTGGAAAGCAGACGCAAGATGTTGCAGGATTGGGCAGATATTGTTGATAGTTGGAAAGATTAGTTGTTTTGCTTCTTACTAAACTGCCACCAAGTCTTATTAAAGTAGACATCATTTCTCTGAAAGTTAATTTTTAATTCATTCCCATTGGAGTCATAAATCTTTGTGACTTCATTATTTTTATCAAGTTCGGCAAGAAGGTTGCATGTGTGCTCCATCTTACCTGCTTCCATAACCATGATCATGACTTGCGACATCACAAAGCCCTTACACAAATCGAGACATTCACATTACTATTAATAGTGTGAGCTGTGCAACCTGAGAAGATTAAACACAGCAATGTGATGATCGATGCAATTTTGGTACGTTTGCACATGTAAATCACTTCTTTAGAAAGAGTGCACGCTCAGCTTCACGACGACGAACTAGACCTTTCATAACCTTACCGCCTGCCTTATTCCAGACAAGGAATTGATCAGCAGCGCCTTGATAATCACCAGCATTAAGTTTTTTAAGTAAAGTTGATTTACCTAGATTGGCTTCACCAAGGTTATAGGTAAATGAAACTAAAGCATCGAATTGATTTTGTGTGAGTTTGGCTTTTACTAATCGATTTACAGCATTTTCAAAGGAAGTTAAATCATTCAGTAAGTAGTATTCAGCTTGCTGCGATGTGCAGCTATCACCTCCTTTTACTCGAATACCATTTGGGTATTTGATAGTGCCAAATCCAATGGTCCAAACTCCAACACCATCGTCGTATGCTTTAAGGCGTAAACCTTCAAAGCTTTTGATTAGGTTAATTCCTGTTGCACTAATCTTCATCACTTACCCCACTTATTAATGTTTTTCTTAAGGTATTCCTCAATATATGTACTTCCTAAAATACCTAAAGCACATGCAATTGAGACCAAAGCGATTGGTGAGATATCAGGGAACTGAATTAGAATTAAACCCGCTACTGTTGAGGTTGCAGAACCTAAAATAGTTCGACCGATAATCATACGCCATGACAACGGCTCATTTGAAACTAATAGACGACCCATACCAATAAGCCCTCCAACAATTAATAATGTGATAAGCGTTTTCTCATGCTCTTGCATGTGCCATTCCCCTATTCCGGCAATAAAAAAGCCCTAACTTTTTCCAGTTAAGGCTTGAATGATTTGTTAAGTAGTTTATGTAAATGACCATGTGCCATATTGCCCAAAAACTTCGGTGTTTCCACCTTGGTTATTTTGGAACTCTAGCCATGCACCAATGCTTTGTGTATGCGCTTCAGTGTAATAAGAGCCATCCGCTTTACGAATACGAAGACCCGAAATATTACAACCTTGGCCTACGATGGTTGTTGTGTTTGCCAACCCAATCTTTAACCGGCGGTAATCATTGGCTGTTGCAATATAAATTGCCGAAGCTCCAGATGTATCTATCGAAGGATCTTGCCAGATATAGTTTGCCATGTTCCGTGACGATGCTGTCCATCCGGAATGAAGGGTTATGATGTTGGATAGAAAATCTTTACCAAAAAAATGCGTAGTAAAGTCAAAATCAAGATATGCCCGGTTCGGATCTTCGAACATATAAGATGAGTTATCTTCATAGTTCTGCACTGAGGTTGGAACGTAATAGCCAATTTTACCGGTCGGATCATTGTTAATGATTTTACGAATATCAAAATGACCAAGCTTACCAGTGCTAAAAGCCCCATTCATTGTCATGACAATTGGTAATGACTTATCAGTTACCAACTCTTTGATAGTACATCTAAAGTCACCGCTTCTATGCCAAGCATTTTGCAGTAACGTATTACCACGTAGCTTCGTTACCTGAATCTTATTTAGGTCAAGGTATCCACTGTTATTATTGCCACCCGCACATATTACAAGTGGTTGCTCGCAATCCTTAATTGTTGTAACACCAGAGAATTCAACTTCATAAGTGGAATCATTTGGGAAGAAATAACAGACAAGTCCGAGCTTACAAGACTCAATCGTAGGTGATGAAATAATGCAATCTCTTAAGTGAGATTTTGGCAATCCATCTGCGGCTTCTGGCTCAATATCAATGCCAGCTTCAGGCGCTTTACCTTTAGTACCATAAACATATGGCAGAAGGATATTTACGCGTGTACCAGCACTAAATGAAATACCATTACGACCAGCATTTAATACGGTTGGTTCTGAGATTGTAATATCAGTCGGGGTATCATCATTAATTAAACCCCATCTTCGGCCGACATAAATGCCATCGCCCCAAGTGTTATTAATTTCAGGTCTGTATATATAGCCTTTCTTTGACTGATATACAGTAAGTCCATAACCCCATTCACCTGTAGTACCTAAGTGCTCATCTCTATCACCCTGTACACGTGGAAAAACCAACTTATAGTTTTCAATGTTTTCAACATGAACAATTGAGTAGGTTTCAAGATTATTTGGGACAATCTTAAGTTTGCCTTTAGGGGTAAAGGTTATGTCATTGTTACTACGTACAGAAAAACAAATCCCTTGAACATTTTCTACCGGCAAAACCATAAACTCGGCATCCACAATAAAAGGAACACCAAGCTTTACTGCAATATCATTAGTTTGCTGTAACTTAACTGATTGGCTTTCTATGGATTGCGCTGAAGTCTTAGCAAAATCTGAAGCATATAGATTTGTAGGTTTTTGAAGTATCCACCGGCCGATTGAGTTACTAGCCTCAACTGAATAAATACCATCAATTGGCTCTACTGAGTCTTTATCGTATTGATAGGTATAACGGTTATTCACAATAACTTTTTGATTGTTTTTCCGAACAAGCAAATTTGATAAGTCAACAATAGTATCTACATATTGCGTGGTCTTATCATTGATGGTTTTTTGGTTTTCATCACCATCTTTTACAATGTCCGATGTGACACCATCAATTCCCACCAAACTGGTTACTGATGGGTTATCCTCAACTAAAACTCCATACTTGTCTTCGATCCGAAAGCGGTATTTTCCAGAAAAGAAAATTAAGGCTGTTCCCTCATTATCAAGAAGTACAGGGTTAGTGTTTTGAACAGTCAGCGCCTCATCTGACCATGTAACTTTCGGATTTGTTGAGTTTGCCTCATAGGTATACACCTTCCCACCAGCAAGAGGCTTGTTGCTTTTGTCAAAAAAGCGGGTTCGTACGGCAGAAAGTAGTGATGCCATATTTCTTTCTCGCAATAAAAAAGCCACCTTTTTAGGTGGCTATGTATTGATGTTTAGTTTATTGAGTTGCAGCAGATGCCCCGCTAATTAATCCAGCCTGTACAAGCCGATCAATTAGCGATTGCTGTTGTGGTGAAGGTTGTATAGGTGCAGATGGAGCCCCAGAGATATCTGGTTGGAAAGCCTTATTTACAGACCTAGTGCTTCCATAGTTGGCAACTGGATCAACTACATAATCTTTTAGATAAGGTATATTCAAAACCGCTTTCACTTTAGGGTTACTAAAAAAGTTCATTAAACTATTGATTGAAACTGAAGCAGTATTTGAATTATTCACATAAGAATGAGCTGGTTGTGAAACAAGATATTCACCTGCTTTGCCAATATTCTTGATATTTTTAAGCTCATCTGGTTCAAATAATGTTGAAAGTCTACGATCACCAATACCATCAAGTGCACGCTTCATCCCTGCTGGACTAAATTGTCCATTTTGTTTAATTGCCTTATTGGCAATGAACTCTAAAACTTGTTGCTTAATATCTGAAACGGCTTGTGGGTTGACATTGTTGAGCAAATCAACAGTACGAGCCAATTCATTAACATTTCCATTTAAGATATGTTGATTAAACAATTTGTCAGGCTCAACACCTTTTCTAGCATCTTGTAATAGCGGCATGCCTTCAATTTGACTAGCATTAAATTGATTTGCTTGGCGCGCAAATTGGTATGCTTTTGCTGCATCATTCCCACTAGATAAAAGGCCTTGCATAGCTTCAGCTTGGCGACCATTTAAGGCATCACGCACCAAACCAATTGAATATGTTGAACTGGTAGGCTGTCCCATTTGAAGTGAAGATTTGTATTCTCTATTGAGAATTTTTACTAATTCTTCCGACTTTCCTAAAGTGAACTTGTCAGGGTTATCAGCTATGTCTTTTAAGATTTTCTGTACACTTGGTGGCAAACTAGAAGCTGCATAGTTATTTTCAAGAGCAGTAAACGCATCATTAGCAAAGCCACGCCCATCAATGACTACATCATTGCCAGGAGCTTTCCTTGCTGCTTCATAAGCCGCATTGATAAACTGCTTGTTCTGATCAAGTTGCGAATTAACAGAAGATAACGCATTTTGCATTGCCCCGTATTGATCAGATGCTTTGCCACCTGTGCTTGCATTAGCACTATCCAACAAGCTTGCAAGCTGTTTATTATCATCAATAAACTTCTCTCGTAATGGCGCGCCAACATTTTGAAGTTTTGCCAACTCAGCTTCTTTTTGCCATTGCTGCGCGTTCCCACTTACTTGTGCTTTAGTACCTTTAATTCCTACTTGGTCCAAGACAGCCTTTCTAGCTACAGCTTCTGGATTAAGGTTTTTACCAGATTTCAATGCATCAGCGGCTTCTTTACGCAAGCCATTAGCAACATCATCTGATAATTCACCAAGTGACATACCTTGTTGACGCAGTGCATCATCAAGGCTTTTATCAATTGCTTGTGCTGTACGTTGTGCTGCTTGTGACCCAGTATTTCGAACAGCATTCACAGCTTTTGAAACACCTTGCCCAACCTTTTCACCAAGTGCTGCACCGGCAGCGCCTCCAATACCACCTAAGACCGCATTATCTAGACGTTGGTTGGCATCACCAGCAAACCCCGCACCGCCAATAGCTGCGCCAACTGCTGCATTTTGTGCCGCCACTCCTGCCCCTACTTTTGAAAGTACATTGGCACCTTGATAGCTACGGCCCAACACCCCAAGTGGCGCAGTGGCAACAACTTGACCACCTAAGCGAGCCCAGTCATAACCCTGTCCATTTTGCTGTCTACGAGCTTGTTGGAAATCTTCAATATCTTGGCGTTGATTTGTAAATCGCTTATAAGAATTAGTATCAAAATTTGTTCCAAATAATTTATTTAAACCTGTCGCAACACTGTCTTTTAAGTAATCATCGGCCTGCTTTAGCCCTGCTCCAAGATCAGAAAAACCTAATAATGCAGATTCCAATATGTTTGTAGGGCCTGCTTTTTTGGCTTGATCTTGCATTGACTTTTGTTGTGCTGCTTTCCAGTCAAAAGGTTGTCGTGTAGCTGAGATCTTAATAGGCTGTTGCATGCCTAGGTCTTTTTGAACTTTCAATCCAAGTGTTTGAGCAATTTGTTCATCACTATAGCCTTCTTTTTTTGCCATAGAGATCCGTGTGCTAAAGCCTTTATTGCTAGCTAATGTAGAGTAAATATCATCGTCACTAAAACCAGCTTTTCTAGCTGCATCAATACGTGCAGAAATATCGTTTTGACTAGCCATTTTGTCCCCTGCTTAATTGTGGCAAGACTTGTGCTATTTGTTCATCAGTCAAGAATCGACCATTATCTTGAGTTGGTTTATTTGCAAGCTGAGGGAGAACTTTTGCAATTTCATCTTGTGATAGATATCTAGATTGTTGCGGCTGTTTCTGACTTAATTGGGGTAGAACTTTTGCAATTTGTTCTTGGTTTAAATATCGACTTTCGGGTTGATAGTCACTTCCTAGATTCTTATTAATAAAGTCCCATGAGCGCTTATTCTGCGCATATGGAGATGTAGGCAGAGATGCCCACGTACTACCTGACTTCCTTATTGCTGTATTGAAATCTCCCTTCAATACATAAGGTAATGCACCGTTCTGAGCGAGTAGAGCTAATGCGCCAAGATCCTGTGATTGTGGAGAAAAGTCTTTAAGCCCATACTGTCTAGCCACTCCGTCCCATGTATCCTTAAGGAATTGATAACGTCCTGCGGCTGTTGTGTATTTAACTTGACCATCAGTCTGTGTAAAAGGTTTTTTAATGTTTGGATGCCAAGAAAGATCATCAATTTTTTGGTTGCCAAAGAGTGTGTTATAGCCGTACTTAACACCCTCAGTGGCAGCAATCAAATCAAGCATTTTTCTTGCATTAGGATTATTCATTAATTGCATTAGCTGCTGTGATGTAGCCATAACTTTTCCTCAGGCAATAAAAAACCGACGATTTATAGGTCGGCTTAAATATTTGGTTGCATTACATTTTCCAGATATATGTACATATAATCAAAGTGATAAGGATTGCAATAAAGCGCCATGCTTTCATTTCATTCATTTCCTTTAGACACCAGTTAATTAATTTGATAAAATCTTCCATATAGATTTATTTTCCTCTTGCTTTCGTCGGTTGGTGGAAATGCAAAAACCCCGATGCGTCAACATCGGGGTTTTGTTTTGGTATTAAAAAAGCACCCTAGGGTGCTTTGCAAATTGACTTAATCGATAGCCACCCGCCTGAATCAAGAACTGGAGTAAAAGGCTTCCCTGAAATCTCGTTGTTTTGGTAAATTACATCTTCATTTGATTTGATGTATAAATCTTTATTTGCCAATGTTTGTTTACTACAATCAACTTCCACCCTAACAATTGAGCTAACTGTCTTACCATCAACTTTTTGCACTGTTCTAATCCATGCTAACCTTTTCCCTTTGGATAGCTTTTGAATTGAACTTATATCTACTTCAGTAGATACATTCTCATTGTTATTGACTTCTACCCAGTTGGCAGCAAAACAAGCCATTGGACTTATTAAGGCTAATGCTAGTAATATTTTATTCATAAATCCCCCACCTTGATGAGGGATTTATAGCATACTTAACGACCAAACAGAATATTGTTCAACTTTGCTTGATTAGCACTTGATTGTGCTGGTTGTTGTAATTTTGCCTGTGGGGGAGAAACTCCATAGTTATCATAAATGGCATTTCTATTCTGATTAAGTGCAGAAATTGTATTTTGCTGAACTGTTGCAAGGCGTTGAAGCACTTGAAGCGCTGCTGCATTATCACGTGGTGGATTTGCTGCAATTACTTCGAGCGCCCTTTTAGCATCACCTTCAGTTTGAGTACCTTTTGCCATCATTAAAATGTCATTAGCAGCTTGGTTAATAGCAGTATGAAAGTTTTCAACACCACGACTGTTTTCATCAGACATTCCTACAAAGTTTTTCGCTTTTGCTCCTAACTGATTTGCAGCACTCAAATCCAGTTTTCCACTCTGAATATCAGAGATAAGGCCATTAATCTTATTAGTATTTTGTGTTGCATTAGAAAGATTAATATTAATGCCATTAACTGACTCTAATGCTTTATCACTGATTTGAGGTTTGCCATCACGTTTAGACTGAGGTGTAATAGCCTGGCCATTAGGTAATTTCGAAAGCTCTACTCTACCATCTTTGTAAAGAATATAAGCTTTGCCATCAGTACCTACAATTGTTTCCTTAACCTCACCACTTTCAAAAGCGCGTTTCTGGTCTTCAATTATTTTATCTTGATCAAGCTTCTCCTTTCCAAGTTGATAATTGAGCTTTTGACCTGTTAAAGTGGCATTTACAGTTGCCTGATTATTTTCACGGCTAGTAGCATTGTCAGCTTCATTGTTTTTAGTTTGATATAGGAATGGAGCAAGCTCTTTATTCAACAAGCCGCTATTCATCCCATATTGCTTAATTTCTTCAGGTTTCATCACACTAACAATGCTTGCGTTGTGATCATAATCCTCAGGTGAGATTATCCCTGTTCTTTTCATAGCATCTAGTGCTAACAGGACTTGTCCTTTATCTCCATTTAAAGCTCCTTGCTGGAAGGCTCCTTGAATAGCGCCATATTTCTTTTGGGAGTTATCTAAAGTAAATCCACCTGCTTGAGCATTATTCTTTGTAGCTTCACTGTTGGTTTTGCCAATTTCTGCTTGTGCCTTTAAAAGGTCAATTGCATTTTTTTGCGCTGTAAGTTGGTTGGCCTTATAGACACGGTTTAGATATGGCGCAAAAATGGAATTATTGGCAAAGGCTTGCTGTTCTTGTGGAGTAGCTAGCTGGCTCATCTGCTGCGCTTTTCGACCAAGCACCAGTTGCCCAAGTGCACCAGTCAGCCCTGCAAGTTTATTTCCTATTTCATTTTGCTGTGCTTGCTGTTGTAGAGTTGCATTCGTAATGATGCTTGGATCAATAGCCATAACTATTCCTTAAATAAACATGCCTGCTACAGCAGTACCAATACCAAGTAAGTTGTTAAAGTTATTCGCTGTTTTATTGCCAGCAGCAATTGTTCCAGCTGCTTGAGCATTTGCACCAGCCATAGTGTTATTTGCAATTGCTTGCCCTGTTTGCATGCCAGCATTGCCGACACCAGCTGCAGCGCTTTGCCCTAATCCTACGAGATTAGATAACCGGTTATATTGGTTAGTCTGGTCAGCGTTATATCGGTTGTAAGCATTTTGATATTCTTGACTAGCAAAGTTTTGGGCATAGTCATTAAGTGCTTTTTGTGTCGCCCCGCTCAACAAACCACCTTGTGCAGCAGCGCCTCCTTGTACAGCATCTAAGCCTTGATTTAAACGAAACTTATAGCTTGGATCGTTATAAATATCCTGACCATTATAGGCCTGCATGAATTGCCCGTTCTGGCCCATACCACCCATAAGCTGCTTGAGCGCATCATAGCCAGCTTGCATATAGGGTTGCTGATCTTTACGCACTTCATCAAACATTTGCTTTTGTTGATCAGTAGCGTATTTAGTTGCCTCATATTGCTGGTTACTAGCTTCTTGTGCTGCTTTTGCCTGCTTGTTTGATCCGGTGATTGCACCGATAACACCACTCATGTCATCACCTTTATAAAAATAGTTTCTGCTTTTTTAAAGCCTTTGCGCTCCCACAAAAGCCCACGATATTCAGGGTCAAGAGTTGCAATCGCCCATGTTGTGCAACCATGGTCTATTGCATATTTCTCACTGAACTCAATCAACTTCATTGAGTGTTGTCGATGCTCTGGGTGTACAAATATTGCATCTGTTCCAGCCTGTTTTTTACCTTTGAATCTAGCGAGTTGATACATCACCATCCAATGAAACCCAATTGGACGACCATTTTCACGCATCACAAGACAGTGAAACTCATCGAAATCTTCTGATTGTTGGTATAGCGTTGCATCAAAGTCTAAGGGAATACCATAAATATCTTTTTCAACAAGATCATGAACCATCTGGCAAAGTGGCATGATCTGATCTATACAATCAATCCACTTTTCGCGCCTTACAGTAATCATGTGACCTGTTCCATTACAGATATATAAGCATTTAACCCTTCGCCATTTATATAAAGCTTATCGCCAGCTTTAAGCACATGGTTAATGATTTCAGGATTTAAATAGCTGCTTGTTGCTGGGATATTTTTCTGAGCAACTTGATGTTGAACACCCAGCGTGGCACCACTCGGAACAACTGAAACTTTAAGCGTGATAGGCGCTGCTGACTTGTTATAGAACGTTGAAGCTCGAACCTGCGCTACTGTGTTTGCAGGCACCGTATAAGCAAGGAAATCACCAGCAGGAAGAGTTTGAGGAATTACTGCTTGAGTGTAGTTAATTAGTGCCATTTATAATTACCTGCATATCATTAGTGATCTGTATAGTTGGCAAGGGATAAGGTTTGTCATCACAACAGATGTTTGTTGTTGGAAAGATATTGTCTGACTCAAAATAAAAAACCGATGCAGTTGGCATCGGTTGAATATCTTCGGTTTGTGCAGTTGGACTTGTGGGAATGTTCCGCTGTAAATCATCAATATCAGAAAGTACTTCATTGGATACTGTCACAGCAGGTAATTGACTTGAAAGTTGAAGAAGTTGACCTGTATCAATTTCCTCACCTTTGCTAGCGTTTTGGCTTAAGGAATAAAAAAACATATACCAAGCCTGATCCATAACACCATTATTAAACATTTGAGTGTTGGGGATCTGAATTGATCTGGAGATGTTCATATCTACCTCACCTTTGCTTTGGCACCAAGAATAATTAAGCGACTTGCATCAGTTAAGCGGAGCCGGAAAACCCTATTAAATGCCTGCCCTAATCGCCTGAATATCAATCTTTTATTCCACTCACCGACTCCACCAAGTGTCTCTTGACGATCAAAGGACCACGTCTGACCATGATCATCTGACCAATCAAGCATAACAATTGGTTCACGATTTGTTTTTTGACCAGCTTGGATGAGAACTTCTAGTTCATCAAATATTAGGCGCTGTGCTTGGGGATTAATTACAGGGGTTACTCGCTCACGCATAATTAAGCGGCCATTATCTGTTTCAGCATCAAGGCTTAATTCATAGATAGTTCCATTAGAATGATCACCTACATAGTGCTTTCCCTTATAGAAACAATGCACCTGTGATCTATGGCGCTCATGCTGAGAATCAAGATTGTAATAACTTCTTTCATGCCACATGCTTGTTGTTCCATCAAAACACCATGTCTTATTGGATGATGGAAATGAAATTACATAAAAGGAGTGCCCTTCTTGTTGGTATGAGTAAGCTACTGCATTATCCAGTCGCTCATATCCAGCAAGTTCCTGTTCAATAGCATGGTTAGAAATTCTTCTAACTTGATAACCCTCAGTCATGACAATTTGTCCATGACCAACATCAGTTTGTGATAGCCAAATCAAGCTAGTACCAAATTGTGCTAATGTGCTCTTTGCGATACAACCACAATTAATATATGCACCAGATACCCTTAAGAAAGGCTGATCAGTATTACCTGTACTGTGCCATATTTCGGTAGTCTTCTCACCAATTAGCCATAGTTGACCATTTTGGGTAAAGATTCTTACTAATTTATCTGAGCTGGCTTCCGCTGTTGCATAACCTAGTGCCGAAAACTTTGTATTAAGCAGTCCAGACCATTGAATTTGATCTGAATCAGGATTTAAAACAATAAATCGCGAATCTAGGAATGTGACATCTTCTGCCCCAAGGAAACCACCACCCTCAACAATTTTTATGGCTTTAGTTTCCAAGTGAAACTCATATGTTTGTGAAACTGAAGTGATTAAGACTGCTATGCGGTTGTCAGCAAATCTAACCAAGTTAGATCCTGCAATATCACCTATTTCGCTAACTTCCTCGTCTAATAGATATAACTTATTTCCAGCAACAGCTAATATCCCTATATTTGTTGGATATAAGCCTCTTATTGCCCCAGTAAGTTGATATTTTGAGATTAGCCCAGGTGTTGGCATTAAGGCTGAAACTTGGGGGGTATTTCCACTTTCAATAATTTGAGGGTAAAGATTGAGAGTTCTTTGGCAGTCTACCGCCCAATCTTTCATATGATAGGACTGACCCACAAAAGGTATATCAATAAAAGTCGCCATATACATCGCCCCTGCAAACGCCAATAGGCATATCATTTTGCGTATACATTGGTGTTGAGTTGCTATGCTTTAATAGATTTACAGCCCCTTGCTGATTCCTAACTAGAGACATAGAAGGCTCAACTGCGAATAATGGTGCTATCTCAATAGCAAGGGATAGAATCAGTGCTCTTTCATACTCAACAGGCAATTCAACTTCGTCATGCATCTCCAATGTTGTTGGCAGCACATAACACTTTAGTTCGAGCTTTTTTGAGTCACTCAAAACTTGGAACTTCCAAAAAGGGGAATCCTTTGTATAAATAACCTTTACAGCAATCCCAGTATTATTCTTATCATTGATTAGATTGATCTCCACATCATCAAGCACTCCAATCTCTGAAATTGACTGAATTGTTTGACTTAGTGTGTAGGTGCCTGCACCACTTAAATTAAGTGTTATAGGTAGGGTTTTATAAACGAAAAGCTGTTCAGTTGCCCATTGTCCTAATAATCCCCTTAGACAATCTGTAGAGTCCAATAATTCCTGCGCAGTAGGGTTTTCACCAGCAGCAAGAACGCCAAGTTGCTTAAGGGCTAAAGTCACGATCTTACTGACGTTCATAACTATCTACCTGACCAGTATTTAATTATCAGATCCTCAATGATTCTTTGTGAATCACTCTGAATCACCATTACCATACTCACTATCCAGAACCAGCTTCACTAGTGCTTCTTTTTCATCACGAGAGCCGTATTTAATAGCTTTCTGATCAAGAATGGCTTTCAACTCATTAGCACCCATTGCTGAGTATTTAAGGTTTGCATTTTCTTTTTGAAGTTCATTAATTTTGGAAATGTACTCACCTTTTGCGGTGGCAAGTTGCTCTTCAGCTTCAGCGAGTTTTTGGGCTACAGCATCAAATTGTTCAACTGGAACCAAAGCAGTTAAATCAATCCCTTCTGATTTACCCGATGAATACATAATATCAGGGCTATCATCAGGCTGTTCTAATTCATGATGCTCAATCCAACCAGCACCTTTCAGTTCATCTTCATGCTCTAAAGAATGCGCAGTGACATATTCAAAACTAACTAAATCGCCCTTATAGAGCATCTTTGGATATTCTTTTGACATTTCAATACTCCAGAAATGACGACGCCCGCATATAGCGGGCATTTGTCGTCAATTAAGTTTTTTAGTTGGCTAGTGCTAGACGAGTTGCAAACTCTGGTCGGATAACCTTCCATCCTGCCAAAATATCAAAACGTGCAAGATTATAGTCCTGCAAGATATCCGAACCACGTGCAATTCGAACTCGCAGCCCTTCAATCGTCGCTGAAGAGTTGTTAATCCCATCTAGTGGTACTAAATCAGCAGTTGCAAATGCAATAGCTTCTTTATGAAAGCCAAGACCAACACGATATGTTGAGTTTGCAGCTCCTTCAAAAGTAAGTGCAGCACTAGCTGCTGGCAATGAGTTCACTGTATCTCGTGCGTTCACATCCCCAGTAGAACTACCAAGTTTGATTGCAGGAGCAATACTTAACGAAGCTGTTGCACCTGAAGCTGTTACATCAGCAGTGATAACAAACTGCTGGTCATAACTGTAGGCTGTTTTAGTTTCTGGGTTGATAGCTTTAACACCAGCAATTGTAAATACTTGACCACGTTTAAATGTATCACCAGCTGCTAAGCCGCCTACAACTAAGGTAGAGCCGGCTTGGTTTGCGCCAGATACAGTCACACCAGTCGTTTTGTTCCCAGTAGTGATTGTTGCTACGAGGCCAGAACGGTAAAACTCAAAGCCAAGTCCTTGCCCCATTGCTCCACGCTCATACTGATCTGCAATACGGTCTGAAGATTGGAATAGGCCTTTAAATGTATCAACTGCTGCAGCGTTAGCTGCTGGTGAAATAATTAATGAGCGGTCAGAATCCATTGGACATAGGTATTCATCAAGACGCTGGCCAACAGCTAAATATGTAGCCATTGCTGAGGGGTTGGTTCCTGGTGTGCCAACTTGATTATAAGTGTCACAAACCACGTCAAGGAACATATCCTTTTCTACTTCTGCTGCAATTCGTGTTGCAACTGGTGTTGCAACTTCTTGTGACCAATCGTTAAGACTTAATGTCCATTGTTGCGTATCGATTTGTGTAGCAACGTTGTAGCGCTTATTTACTTTAAGGTCTACAGATGAATCAACCACATCTTGAGGAACAGCAACACGCCCTGTACTAACTGAATATTGGTTAGGAAGGCGAATTTTCAAGGTATCGCCAATCTTCGCCCCTGTTTTTGCATAACGGTCGTCATAACCACGCGTTACACGAGGAATTAAAGTTAATTTATTATGAAGAATACGCCCAAATTCACGGGTATATTCCGTCATGTTTTGAAATTGGTTTGCCATCTATTTATCTCGCTTTTTTAGATTTAAGTTGGTTGTTGCGGTAAGCCAGCCATTCGGTGTCACTCATGCTCGCTGGGTCACGAGATGCTGGCGCATTGGCTGTAACTGGCTTGATAGGTGCTGGGGCTTTACTAGCTGGTGGAACAGATTTAGCTGTTTTATTACCAATGATCTGACCGATTTTTGCTGCTGCTTGGACTGGATTCATACGAGCCAACTCGTAATAAAGATCCTCGTCACTAAGAAGTGTTTGAGCTAAGCCCAAGGTGTCTTTTGCAGACATTCCAAATTGATCAAGAGTTATTGGCAAAGGAGGAAGGCTGTTTGATTTCTCAATTAAAGAAGCAACATCTACACCTTCGCTTTCAAGCTCCGCCATAGCTGCTTGATATTCAGCCTCAGCTTGAACTTTCTGCTGGGTGGCTTTGTCTTGATTGAGGCGGGCCAACACCCTTTCTTCAGCCTGTTTGACATACCAATCTTGTTGGGCTTTTAGATAATCTGAGTAATCTTCAAAGTCCTCAATTTTCGGAGCTTCATCAGACTGAATTGGCTGTTTAGCCTTGGCCTCAGCTTCTTCTTTAAATTTACGAAGTTCTGCATTCTCACGAGCCAAACGTTCAATTCGCTCTTTAGCTCGGCTTCGCTTCTTCTCTTCAGCTTCTTCAGCAGCTTTGGCTTTTTCCTCTTCAGTCTGTTCAACTTCAGGTTCTTGCGTTTGCTGCTTTAGTTCTTCTGACTCTTGACTTGCTGCGCTGTTATTTTCCGTAGTAGCTGGATCTACGATGTCTTGAGCTTCAGTTTCCACTGTCATTTGTAAAACCCTCTATTGATGGCAATAACTGCTCATCTGTAGCCATTGCGCTGTCCCCGAGTTGGCTATTCTCAGGAGCGAAGTTTTGTTGATCCGTTTGTTCAGGCATTAAAAAACCCTGCTCAGTGGCAGGGTTTCCGTTTGTCTGTGGCGTCAGATTATCTGGTGGATCGACCGTGATATTCTGCGAATAATCTTGCTGTGGCTCTGGAGGTTGGTAGTTACCAACATCCTCCCCGTTATGCATCCATTTGGGTGGTAATTGACTCAAGTTCATATTTTGCTTAATCAAGTCAACAACACCACGTAATTCTTGTACATCAGCCCGGCTTGCTGCATTGATTTGCGCAACTTCAATATCTTTCTGTTTCTGCAATTCAGCCTTAAATACCTCTAGATTGCGATCTGCATTTTTATCATTTAATGCTTGTTGCAACGTTTCAATATCCTGCATTTGTTTTTGCACGAGTTGGTCAAGTTGCTGGATTTGCGCCTTGGCTTGCTCAGGATCAATCTTGTCTTTACCAAGAGCTTGCGGTGGAATAAGGGTTTTCACGCGTTCTGCAATTTCTTTAGCGTTCAACAACGGTGAATTAATCACGATTAGATCTGCAACAAGGTTAAATAATGCCGGATTGCTTTGAACAAGCTGCATCATTAAGGCAAATGACTGTTCACGTTGAGTATTGAATGATGGACCAGTATCTAAACGGACATCAAATCGACCAATAGACATGTCATTAAGAATTCCATTGATAGCTTTGCTTTGCTCATCTTGAGACTGCGGTACAGCATTCAGTCTAACAAGCTCACTATCTCCATCATCACCAATGATTCGACGGACAATCTCAGTGTCATACAAAATTGGGAACAATCCAATCAGAACTCTAGCAGAGTGACGAATTGTCTTATTGACGTTGTCCTGAAAGTGGAATTGCGCTGTATCTGATTGACGTTGCAAAAGTCCAATAGCTACACCAGATTGTTGATTAACATCCTGCCCCAGTTGTGGCGCATGCATATTTAAAATATCTGGAATAAGCTGCTTGGCTGACTCAGAAGCATTTAAAATACCAACTGGTGGCGCTGCTGCTCCCAAACGTGTTGGATAAGGTATTGCATTACCATTTTCATCGGTTGATTTGAACCGTAAGTATTGCGCCCCTGCTGGATTCTTCCATTCATCAAAACCAGAGATACCACGACTATCAACAATCGTCATGTCATCTTGGTTTTTTTGCAAGATATGTGCTTCTGTTGACTTCCAGTAGTTAAAAAGTCGTTGAGCATCTTTTGCATAATGCACTAATGATCGAACAATACGCTTATTGCCAATCCAAGTGACTTCACCATAAACAGGAAAAATTGGGATGTATTTACCAGGAAACACACCTTTCTCAAGTACCTTGCAACCAGTCAATTTGGCCCATTTAATAACTGTGATTGAGCTATCTCGCTCATCAGCAATTAATGGTTTTAACTTAGACTCTTTAAACTTCTTAAGCAACTCGGATTTGAACTCAATAGTTCCATCAACCAATTTTAGAAGCTTATCTGGTACTTCTTCTTTATAGAAGTACTCTGCCACACAAACTGTATCTTCAATTCTGTTGTACCAATTTTCATTGGCCTCACTTTCAAAATTAGATACAGCCTCTTCGCCATATTGATCTTCGATTTGCTCTTTATCTACCCATTCACAAACAAGTGCCTTAGTCATGTCAGAGCCATCTAGCGCCTTTGACAAAGGGTCAATTAAAACAGCCTGTGGGTTTTCAATTGGTTTGAACCGTGGTTCTTGATTAAATGACTTTTCATTGATGTAGTCAGTGACAATTCGATAAAAACCGACTGCTGAATGGACCTGATTTGCTGCGGCAGTATCTAAAGCATCTTCAAAATTGGAAGCTTCTTCAACGTCTTTGATTAAGCCTTCCAGTATTTTCGCTTGCTCTGGATCTGCTCCTGAATCAACCGGAACCACTTTAGCTTGCGGCCTGTTCTGGCGCATTGTATTAATTTGCTGCTGAACGTAAGCACGGGAAAGATTAATTTCAAGAGATGGTTTCCCAGCCTGCTCACGTTTTGCAATTGCTCCTTGCTCCCATTGCGCCCCTTTTATCGTCACGAACTCTTTATCTTCGAGTCCTTGCGCATAAATTGGATGCCAGTAATCTTGTGCCATATCTCTAAATTCTTTGGCATCTTCAAGAATATCATCATCTTTTTCTTGATCTTCTTCTTTCATCATTAACCCATCCAAGATGATTGTGGTGGTGGTGGAGGTGGTGCCGCATCTGCAACTTGGCCTACTTGCTCTCTAATTTGTGCAAATTGGCGAAAAGCATCTGCTGCTTCTGAATGGCCATCTGACTTAACTGGCTCACTTGTATATTTCTGAGCATGGTTATTAAACTTTCTGGTGTAGTTTTCCAGATGATGTAACCCATTTTTACAGCGATCTACATCAAACCAAACATCATTCATCAAAGCATTACGAGCCTTATTGATGCCGTGCAGAAGCTCAGAAACTCGCGGAACAATTAGTACTTGATTCAGCCCAAGATTCTTAAGCATTTGTTGTGGCGATAGGTTTTGACTTTGCCCTTGTCGAGCATGCGCACCATCATGAGGCAAATAGTGTTTACCCCATAAATAACCCTTGCTTTGCATAATATTCACAAAGTATTCGTATGGCTCACCCCAACCTTCTTCAAAGTCAATGAAGAGATCTTGCATACCTACACGTTGATGAAACCAAATAGCAGTACCATCTGAGTTACCAATATCCCAAAAGGTATTTACTGGAACATCAGTTCTAATTGGTAGAGAGCAAATACGTTGTTCACGACGTACTCTGATAAATTGTTCTGTATACCAACAGCCTTCTTTAGATTTCTTAAATGCTTCGCCTGATGTAGATGGATACTCTTGCCACATCAACTCAGATGAACCACTAAAGTCGTTGTCTCGTGTTGCTATGTACCAAGCCCGTTGTTCTGCATCAATAGTTACATTGCATTCTTGTTCAATTCGATCAAAATATTCATGCTCTTTGTCTGAGATATGAATATAAGGAAGCTTGACACGATATTCTTTAGCGCCATACCAAGGATAAAAGTGGAACTTGTAGTCTTTCTTAGTAAGTTCTTTACCACTATTTGACTTGTTCTCGGCTTGAATGCTCATATCATGGAAATCGCCTTCATCACCTTCAGCAGTAGATTCAATGATTACAATCCCTTCAGGCGATACAGCTGGAATTGAACCAGTTTTCACCTCTTTTGCTTTTTTAGGGTATTGAGCGCATATCTTTCCATATTCAGAAACATGTAAATATTGAAGCGTTAAACCTCGTAAAGAAGTTGCTACTTTGATTGCACTATTATTGTGTGAAAACAACAGTTCGCTTGCGCTATCACGAGCTAAAGGGAATCTTGCTTTGATTTCTGGCGGCAAATTATCATATGCAAACTTGACCTTATCTCGAAACAATGCACTAGCCGTGTCCTTGTCTTGAGCAATAATGCCAGCTCGTATATTTCCTTCACCAAATAAACAGCAATCCAGGAAATAAATAGCAATTGCTGTAGTAAAACCCAATTGGCGGGCTTTTAAGATGATATTTCGATACCAAAGATTATTAAGAAAATCGACTTGATGCTCATTTGGAATAAATGGCGCTTTTAGACCATCACTATCTTCATCACCTTTGATAAGGATTTGATATAGAAAACCACTTGTCAGGCGCCACCAAGGATCAGACAAGTTTTTTTCAAGCTCGTCTGCATCCATATAACTACCCTTTTGGTTTTAAAGTATTTCCGCTTGCACGTTGAAGTAATTCTTTTAAAGGATCTGATAGATCATGCTCAACTTTTTCCTTGAACGCGCCAACAGCAATGTGCTTTCCTAACAGCTCAAGGTTTTTAACTTTGTTAGGCCATTTGATTTTCTTTAACCAGCCGCTTTGTTCACGGTCTTCACCGTAGCCTTCAAACTCTTCATTGTTCTCGATGTTTGATACAAATTGGCGCCAGACTTTAGGCCATTCACTGATTGGTTTTAGGCAGAATTTATCGTCCATAATGTCCAGCACATCCATCTGGTCAATTTCCACCAAACGACGTAAGACATAATCCGCATCAACATCAACACGTTTCAAGCGCTGCCCGTTTAGGTAAGCAATACGTTCTTGCACCTCTTCACGTTGCAGCACATCCCATGCATTCTGACGATTCTTATAGCCTGTAGCTTCACCAGCAGCTTGGGCACTTAACGTTTTTAAATATTCGTGGCAGAACAGTTCATGACGCTCATTTTCTAAGGGTTCTGCGCCTTTGATTTGTTCTTCCATTTGTACCTCTATTCAATAACTCTTGCTAATTCGATTTTTTCTTTGCCAACTTTAGCTAAATATTTTCTTAACTTTGAAATTGCTTGCTTTTCTGTTTTGGCGAACACAGTGTAAAGCGGTGCAGTAGTTCCCAACTCAACCCAATGATATTGATTCATGATTACTCCAACACATACTTAAGATCATCAGGCGTTTCCAAATAACACCCGTTTTTATTGCAGAATGCATGAATGTCGTTTAGGTATTCAGTGAATTGAGCTGTACTTGCGTCTGTAGTACTCATTAGCTCACAAAGGCCATCAGCTACTTGTTGATAAGCTGGATGCTTGGATGCCTTTAAATCCCTAACAGCCTTGAATGTTTTCTTATATTGGCCAACGTCATCACGGTCATAGATTTTTGCTAAGAAGTTCTTTTTAAAGAACAGATGTTCATAGTCTTTATCCGTTCCCTGCTTCTTAGACCACTGATTAAGCCACATCCAGTACAAACGGTTTTGAGCCTTTGTACGGTCTTTCTCTTGAGGTGCGATCAATACAACCAAAGGCTTTCCTTCGCTTGCCGCTTTAGCATGATTCAGATTAAGAAAGTTAGTTACTGGTACAATGTCGCAATGGTTCTTAACAACTTGTCGGAATTCCATTTTGACCTCCCAATAAAAAACCACCCGAGGGTGGCTTTAATGCTTATATACTTTAAATGCTCTATCCAACCATAATATATAAAAGATATTATTTTCATAATAACCAACCATTGGGGCTAAATCACAAAATCTTAAAGCCCAAATTTTGGCATCTTTTGGCACACTGTTAGGAACAGTAACTTTTAGTGACTTCCTTTCAATTTTTTCCGAACCTAATTTATGTCTATCAGCTACTATAATTTCTTTCCATGTCATTTCTCTCCTTTGAAATATAGAATCTAATAGATCTAATTTTTCATGTTTCTCACATTTGGAAAGACAATGGTTATTCTGGGTATACCTAAAAGAGAATACTAAACACTCTTCGTCTTTAATGTTGTTTTCTGGGGGAGTGGCTATTTTCCCTGATTTCTGAACATTAGGTTTCTTAATACCCATAGCAGCATCAAGACTCTAATTGAGTTTGGAAATAAGCCTTCATATCATCAATTGATATTTCATTATTGCAACCCTGCTTATAAGCATTTTTCCAAGGGGCTTCCTCATGAGTCATATTCCGCAAACGCCATGCCGAAAATTGGCCATAAGTTTCTAAAACATCGTCAAGCAATTCTATTTGGGGTTCAGTTAAGCCATTAATCTCCAAATGTGATGGAGTAGGAACGATACTATCTTTTGATTCTTTGAAGTGATGATAAAGTTCAGGAACCACTGGACCGTGCAGCCATGCTTCAATTTTTTCTGGAAATAACAATTGATCGAACATAGCCAAATGAAAACCTTGGCAGTAGTAAACTAGTTTTTGTAATTTTAAAGGAGTAATACCTTCGCTACCCTCTAAGCGGTCTTCCGCCCATAAAAGATAGTTAGCGACGTCTAATGCATTAATTGGCATATTATTTCTCCATGACAATCGGATATGTAAAATACATTCCTGATAGTCTTTATAGATACACAAAACCCTTGGGTTAGGTACAATCTAATTAAAGATCACTTACAACCAAGGGTTAACCAAAATTATCACATTAGTTATAAATGTCAATTTGAGTTTACACTTTTAAGTAATTTGAATCCCATTAAAAAACATCCTGATCTTTAAGATTCAACATCCTTTCAGTCTTTTCCAACCACTGATCAAACATTGCTTCACTCTCGGCCCGGGTACCCAGCTGGAAAGTATCGAACTGATGGTGGCATGAATGGCATAGCGGTACCGTGAACTCATCACCGGCCTTAATCGATCTACCCTTGCCATGCTTCGAGCTATTTGAATGAGCGGCTTGACTAGGACTCTGACCACATCTAACGCAGGGTAGCGCTCTTATTTCGTTTAGCCTCTTTGTCGAACGCATTTTCCAACACCTCAATACGCTCTTTTAATAATCTTTCTTCTCGCTCACAGTCAGCACGGAATGAATAGCTACTAAATAAATGATTGTAAGATTGCAGTTTGCTTAAATTGGCCTTGTATATTGCTAGATTCTTCTTTGCTTCGATCATATCCATACAATCACCAATTACACCAAACCAAATAAGCTGCAAATAACATCACAGCCAAATAAAACACCGTTTTGATTACGTTCTTAAACTGCTGACAATCTTCTTCAATTTGTTTCAGTTCTTCTTCGTCCATAACGGCACCATTTAGCTACATTTACTTTGCTAAAAATTAAAAAGGGAGCGGCAAACTGCCACACCCTTGCCTTAGATTACGATATCGATCAGCTCGGCAACTGATCTACCGCTACTCACAATCACACATACCTAACATGCACGGTCTGTTTTACTTGCTTTCAATCCTCTTTAAGTCGGGACGCCACTCCCTAGTTTAGGCTGCATAAAGCAGTTTTACTCGAAGGCATGTTCCACTGGTCGGCACTCCAGTAGGATAGATTGTCTTTTTACGGACAATAAAAAGCCCCACCGAAGCAGGGCATAAAAGAAAACCTCCCGAAGGAGGTTATAAAAGTGGATTAATTTTTGCATTAGGATGCCAACCAACATACAACCATCTTTTTTGCTTTGGAATCCATTCATACACATGCCCTTTTTCATCCATTTTATTGAACAGAGGGCCTGCATAATGTGTTGCATCAAGAGGTGTGCCAGTAATCAAGTCCAACAATGTAATTCCTGTCAGATTCTTATCTGCCACTTCATTCCAATATCTTTGTGTGCACCATTTGCCAGTCTCCCAACAGTACACATCATCAAGTAACTTAGTTTGGATAGCAGCTTTTAATTTATTTATGCCACCAAATTTACTTATTTTCTCAGTCTGATACATCTTGCACACTCGCAAAATACTTTAGTCCATTATACCAAACTACAAACACTTAATCTTTCCACACTTTCTGCATTCTTTCTGATTGAACATGTCGGATTCATATTCCCAAACATGAAAACAGAATACTTGCCTGATGATTCGGAGCATGTGAACCTCCAAAAAGCAAAGGAAATGTAGCGAAAGCTTTAGAATTTTTCGTCTAATTCAGCTTGGTAAAGCTTTTCTTTTAACAAGTATCCTTCAAGCTCCCAAATCTTTTCTCGTGCGTTGTCGCGCGCAATCTTATTGCCGATCTCTTGATTGAAGTTGTCCTTGCTCACACATGCAGACTTGCCATCAACAGTGAAGCCATTCTTTAAAGTTAATTGGCAAATAACTGTTCGACCATCTGGAAGGTTTGTATAAGTCTCACCGACAATAACACTATCAATATGCTGTGGCGTTAAGCGTGGCGCATTCAATCCTTTTGTTTGAATCTCTTGCTCAATCTGTTGTTCACTTGACATTCTTCTTCTCACTTTTCGATAGGCAATAAAAAAGCCCACGATTAAGTGAGCTTTGATGTATTGGTCTTCGGAAATCCGTAATACGACCAGTATAGGAATACTATATCTCCATCAGAGAAATATTCCTAGAATTTTTTTTACATTTCTTTGTAAGTATTTTTCTTGTACTTTTCAATTGCCTTTGCAGCGCCATCAATTGCAGACTCTATAGCAAGACACATCAGCTTTTCATACTGCTTCCATGTGCCATCATAAGCTTTCAAAGTCATCTCTGATTCTTTAATCCCTGCTGCTAATTGCAATCTACCTTTAGCTGTAAAGTTATCTTCCATACCCGGTTTGAGTGCAAACATAGTTACCATCCATGCAACCTTTCTTGCCAGATCCTCCAGCTTAATGTTCTTAGGTTTAGAGCGTTTATCATCATGCGCCCCAACAATCATAATGCTTGCAAGGTGCTTCAATATATAATCAAAGTCACCTTTGCTTTTTTCGCCAAAGATAATTACTGACGCAACTGCTTTTTCGAGTTGGGTATCCATTGAAGCAATAGCACCCAAGCGGTCTTGATAGTTCAATGGTTTCTCTCCTGTTCCGCGAACCACTGGCTCAATACTTGGTGAACTCGCAGTTAAACCATGAGTCAACCATTCAAAACGTTCAAACTTCTCAACTGCTACTGCATTCATACCGTCACCCTAATTATTACTTATTAAACTTATTGCCTGGTCTATGCTCTCAACCACAAAGACTTTGCCGCGCCATGATTCATGCCATTCGATTTGATCAGGAGTAAGCTTTCTATCCGACTTAAACTTCTGACCATCTTTAATTTCCATTAAGTAGTTAGTGCCTCTAAACCCTACAAGCAGATCCGGACATCCTTTTCCAGTTGAAGCAAGCGACTGAACACTTGCCCCAACCTGTCGTAGAGCTTTGACAATCTCAGTTTGATTTGCATCAATTCTTGCTGCTCTACGCATTACTTCAGAAGCTCCTGAATTTGACGCTGTGCATATTCAATTCCATCAGCAAATCCTTGAGCATGCATATCAGCAGTGTTCTTCCACTCTGCCCATTTCTCGTTAAACAACTCATCGAAATGGTTGTCTAACTTAATTAACTTTTGCTTGATGTGCTTATTCACATCCTTTGCAATTGTTGGTGTATAACCTCCACGCTTTGCATTCTTAATCTGCTTCGCGTGGTTTTGAGCCTCTTTGAATGTGGTCATTGGTCACTCCATCGCTTTCTTGATTTCATGGATACAGAACTTCAAGGCAAACACTCTTTGATCATTACCACTCTTTAAGTTCTGCTCTTTCGCCAATTCAAGTTGATTAACAAGTTGACTAGCTGCAATTCTTAATTTGTCGTTTTCAATCTTTGAGTTATGCAGTTCTTGAGCTAAGCGATCTACTTCTAAGATTGCCTGCTCTCTTGTGAGTTCCTGATCAGCAAAGCAAGTGCCGCCAGCGTGACAATAACCGTCTGCGCCACAGTAAGGGCTTCCACCCTTACAGCGCATCACAGCATTAGCCCAAGTGTCATCGTTCTTACTTAGCAAGTCGTGCTCACATGGGACCTTGATTGCTTTCATCCTTCCCCCTTGAGCGCTTGCTCTAACATCTTCACACCGCACACAATTACTTCTTCAAAAGTGGCAGTTGGATATTTCATTTCTTCAAGTAGCTCTTCCATTGTTTGAGTTAAAGAATCCACCCGCTTTTGCAGCTCCTCCACTTTCGCTTGCTGGTGCTGCCATGCTTCCTGCCAAATTGCCCAGCCTTTCCCGCGTAGACTGTCAGGAGAATAGCGATATCCAAATTGAGATTCGTACCAATCCCAATTTTTCTTCATATCGTCATAGTTTGCTTCGTATTTCTCACATTCAAATCGTTCGAAAGCTTCTCTACACTTATCCATCTCAAACATCCCTCGATTTGCAATGTGGGCTGATGTGGTTTTCTTCGTGGTCTAGGGTTTCGCAGTCAATGCGGTGGCCTGCTGCGATTTCTTCTTTACGCGCAAAACTTAATGTTTCTGCTAACAATGGATATTGGCTTTCAATTACATCAACACAAGAACCATCTAATGAGACATACTCAATAGTCATTAGATCTTTAGGCATTGACTCGTATTTAAATACAACCTTATCCCCGACTTTAAACTCACCCATGGCTGGCTCCTTAAGACATTTCATTAAGCGCATCGACAGCAAAGCGATGCGGATTATTGAGAGTAAGCAAGCCAACAAAGAACATAAGGATGTACATTACTGGCGCAAACAAAAACCAAATTAGAAAAGCCATCCAGATCAGTTTTAATCTTCTTTCTGGGTATTCTCTCCACTGGTGCTTAAATGACTTAAGTTGTTTTCTTATATATTTTTTCATTCGCCACCTCCGTATATTGATTCGTGGTCGCGTACTGCCTCTCGAATTGGTTCAGGGTCTTCTGTCAGCTCATGCAACATGTAAAGACTTTGCTTACATGATTCGATACCACCATACGACTCAACCAAATCCAAAGACCCCACCAGACGCTTGAGGTCTGAAAGCATCACATCCCTACTAAACCAAACCCCTCTTGTGTATTGGTTAATAACATCGTTGTATCCTTTGTGACCATCAGGCGCATCCTCAACCACCTCTCTCGCCTTCTTTTCGCCATGCTCACGAATAAACTGTTCTGGTTTCATACCGCCTCCTTGTCATGTTTGGTCATGGCTTTCTGCTTGAGCTGGTCTAGCATTTTCAGCTTTCTTAATTTCTCGTATAGGTTCGCTGCTGCTCTAGTTTCTTTATTGCGTGTACCAAGGTTGTAGTCTCTACGTAGCTTCATCATTGAGTTGTAATCCACTAATTCGATCATGCTGCACCACCCAATAATTCATTAACTTTTTCTGTTGGATACAAACGGGTTCCCATTGAATCTTTCTCCCCGTGACGTTTGAGATAGCCCGCGTCAATTAGTCCTTTGATGTATCGCTGCACTGATCTAAGGCTTAAATCAGGCAGTGCTTTTTTTTGAACTTCTCGTGTAGTCGCCACTGGAGTAGTTCTTACAACTTGAATCACCTTTGCAAAGCGCTCGAAGATAGCGATATGGCTTTTAAACTCTTCATCACACCAATCGACTGTTTGATTATCTAGAGGATGTTTCACGCTGCACCTCTCTCTTCCACTGGAAATGACATGCCAACAAAACGACAAATATCTAAACGGTCCTGAACATTTACAGATCCACGCTTGCCGTGACGGTTTTTAGCAATGATCAATTCAGTTACGCCTGTAGGTGCATTTGTCTCTTTTTCGAGTAATGGGTGGACCATGATAATTTGGTCTGCATCCTGTTCAATTTGACCTGAGTCTTTAAGGTCGCTTGCAACAGGTTTATGTCCTTCTGCTGCTCGGTTGAGTTGAGCTAATGCAATTACTGGACAATCGAACTCTTTAGCCATAGCTTTTAAATCACGGCTAATTGATGCAACTTCTTGAACGCGATCTTTTTTAGATGGGTCACGGATTAAACCCAAGTAGTCCACAATGATGCAGCCTAAAGCCTTATATTTGCGTTTTGCTTTACGCGCATAGCTTTGGATTTCAGAAATTGTTGGCTTCTGCTTCTCTTCAATAAAAATTGGAAGGTTGCGGAACTGAGCTATCGTGCCAGTAAGCTTTTCAAACATCCCGTCATAAATTTCCCCATTGTGCAGATTGTTATATGGGATATGCCCTAATGCTGAGATCATGCGGTTGGTTAGGGTTGGTGTGTCCATCTCAGCAGAGATAAATAAAACAGGCATGTTGTAGCGCTTAGCAGTTTGCATTGCACACATTTGCGCGAGTGTTGACTTGCCACTACCCGGACGACCACCAATAACGCAAAAATGTCCTTTCTCGATAGTCCCAAGAAGATTATCTAAATGTGGAATATTGAACTGAACACCAATGAACCCCTTATCTTCTTTTTGAGCAATTTTCTTTTCGAATCTTTCAAGAGTTTTTTCTAGTGCTTGATTGAAATCGAAACTAGTCTGCTTAGCCTCTAAGGTGCTGCTTGAAGTGCTGAATAGGTTCTCAGCTTCAAGGTAAATGTCACTTACTGTTAAGTCTTTAGCGCGTCCAGCAATAGCTAAACCAATACCTTCAACTTCACGATGGTTTTTTAACTTAGTTAATTCTGCGACAAAGTATTCAAGGTGATGGACACTACCAATAGCGCTATTAAGTTGAATTAAATATTCTTCACCGCCGATATCGTTAAGCAGATTTCTTTCTTGTAGATGCTTGCCAACGAATACTGCGTCATACGGCATATCAGCATTTGATAACTCAACAATGGCGCGATAAATGATTTTGTGTCGTCCAGCGAAGAAATGTTCCTCAGTCAAATCGTTTGCAACTACTTCAAGTGAGTTGCTTGTTGTCATGAGTGCAACAAGAACACTCTGCTCAATAGAAATATTTTGGATATCAGAACTCATTACCAATCTCCATAATTAAGATCAGCATTTTTCATATCTGCTGGTGTTTGTTGTTGTGCAGAACCATTCAAAGTTTCAAATGCTGGCTTCCAGTTGTAACGACTAGCAAACCCAATCCACGATTCACTCAAAACAATACGAGCTGCATCATTAGTTGAAATCCCTGCATTGCAGCTTTCGTGGTAATGCTTGATCACAGCATCAAGAGTTAATGGTTTTTTAAGGGTCTTACGGTATTCATTGAATCGTTTAGCAACCTCAAGATCTAAACCGATAGCGACAAGAGCTTCACATGGTTTCTTCCCTTTCAAGATTTTTTCAAGCTCAGCCGTGCTTAACTTACTATCTGTAGTAATCTCTGTAGTATTCTCTGTATATGTGTCACCCTCCAGGTGGGGAGGGTCTTCCCTGTAGGGTGGGAGGTCATGACTTTCAAGTGAGGAGGGTCCTACCGTAGAAGTTAGGAGGGTGGTCACTTCAAAGAGAACATGGGTAACTAATTCAATGAACAAAACATTGCTAAGTTTTTGACCATTTACATCTACAGAGCGGAAATGACGCTTGATCACGCCGAACTTTTCAAGACGATCTAATGCTTCTTTAACTTGCTTCCTTGAGAACCCAAATTGATCTGCTAGACTCTGATATGAGCGTTGCAATAAATCAGCTTTGAATTTTTTCTTTACCGAAACGATATGCCCAGAATCTTCATCACGGACAATAGTCGGACGGTGCCAATAAACAATTTCTGAAAGCAAAATGACCGCATTTGTATCGGGCTTTCCATTTTCCAATTTGAAAGTATTAAACCAATTAGCAGGAATGACATTGCCTTCAATATTGAGGCTGGCAATTTTGTCTACAACCGGATGACCTGTGGTGTATAAGCTCATACAACACCACCTTGCTTAAATTCCTTATACAGCTCATCAATTTCTTCAATGAAGAAACTATCTAAATCAGAGTCATATAAGCGTTTTAAAGCTCCATATCGATTTACAAACTCAGGGTACTTAGATTCGTACCACTGAATAAATTTAAAAGTGGTTTTACTCATCTAGTTCCCCTTCTCTACTGTTTCTGCTAATATTGAATGGTTCATTTAATCCACCTTGTTTGAACACTAAGCCTGATCAACGAAATCAGGCTTTTTCTTTATATCCAAGCTCAAAACACATTCCGAAATCTTCAATGTCATCTTGAAAAAGATCGTCAATGGTTTGCTTGCTTTCCATCCACGCTTTTGACATCACAAAAAGCGCATTCAGCTTTTCTTCGCTAATCATTCGATATTTCTTGAGGACAGTCTTAAATCCAAGAATGTCCAACAGCACTAAACAGCTCTCAAGCTCAGTCAAGCCATTGGATTTTCTATCATTTTTCATTCGTGATAATGTGCTTGGATCAATCCCCAACTGTTCAGCAACCTGACTTTGATTGCTTGATGCAAGGGCTTGCAAAACTCTAGAAACTTCATTTCTAGCCCTTGCACTCAATTCGGTTGATACTTTGCTCATGGTTTAGTTCCTAAGCGGTTGCAGTAGTTCGTTTAATTGGCTCTTTGCCACTTGCTAAGTCTCTGATTTGGTATTCGCGAGCTAAAGGGATTTTTTCATTTGGCCACTGGTATACAGCAGGAGGCTCTATCCCTAATAACTTTGCTAAGCCAACACCATTCACACCAAGCAACTTGTAAGCTTCCTGTTTGGTCATTTGCTCAACCTCAAAAATAAGATTTCTTAGTATTAAAACAAAGATAACTTATTTTTGCAAGATGTAAGATAACTTATATGAAGAAACTAGAAACTATGGGCCAACGTATTCGCGCCTTACGAAGAGAAAAGAAATTAACTCAAGGCGATTTGGCAAAAATCGTCGGGGTTAGTGCGCCTAATGTCACTGGTTGGGAGAAAGATGCATATGCACCTAAAGCTGATCCTTTAAGTAAAATGGCCGCTTATTTTGGTGTGTCCACTTCGTATATAACAAATGGTGATGAAAGCGGCCCCCAATTGGACAACAATGCTGTTCAATTAAATGTTCTAGATATCGAAGCGTTTAAGAAAAAATACAATATTCCAGATAGTGAAGATGCTGTTAAGTTTGTTCAAACATCAGATAAGCCATTCCCTATTCAAAAAAGATATGTCCCTGTTAAAGCCTATTCAAAGATGGGTATGGATGGGTATTTCACAGATATGGGTTACGAAGGTAACGGTGGTGATGGTTATGTTCCAACTCATACAGCGGGTCCAAGAGCCTATGGTATTAAAGGCACTGGCGACTCAATGTTTCCAGCAATTCGTAATGGCTGGTATGTAGTTTGCGATCCAGATGCAGAGCTTGTGCCGAATGAGTTTGTTCAGGTGTGCTTGAAGGATGGAAGATGCACAATTAAAGAATTTGTCGGCATCAATGGTGGGGTTTTAAGTTTGCTTTCTGTGAATGGTGGTGAGCGATTTTTCTTTGAAATGGACGAGGTTGAAAGTATTACCGCTATTACAGATATCGTGCCGCCAAGTCAGCATAAACAAGAGTATCCATATGGTTAATTGATTTTTGAGATTCGGGACCACTAATCCCGAATTGCGGTCTAGTAAACCGCTAAAGGTGATTGTAGGAATTGAATTATTGAGTGAAAGGGTTTCGACCTCCCCTCTGTGAGATGCAGTAAATAATCGCAAAGCACGATCAATAATTTATTTTTTTACATGAGCTGCTGCCCCTACAGTGTGCGCACACTTTCAGGGCAAGCGCCCGGCATGGCGCTATATAAATACACACCAATACATAATATTGGTGGGCGCCCGCCAGTGAATTACAAGGTACATGCCATGTTTTCATTGACGTTGCAAACTAAGAAAGGTTTCAAGTTAAGCATTAAGATTAATCTATATGCACTAACAGCAATCCTTACTTGGCTTGCATAAACCCGAGGGGGAGGTAGTAAATCTCCCCCTCACCCTTTCAACCCACCACCACGGTGGGTTTTCTTTTGTCTATTAAAACACAAAAGTAAGATTTCTTAAATTAAAATAAGATTTCTTATTGACAATAAAACTAAGTTTTCTTATATTTATCTCATCGACAAACAAAAAAGCACACCGCCCTCCCCAGGTCCGATGTGCTTTTACTCAACAACGAGTGAGATAAGTATGAATCAAAGAATTGAAAAGTACAAGTTTAGCCAAGCCTTTAGGGATGGCTCGAAAGCATTCATAGCTTTCTGGATTATCACCTTCATTGTATTTGCATTCTTAAAAGGCTGTGCCGACGAGCAACACGTCAACGAACTCAAGGCAAAACAGAACATGTATGTGCGTGTGCAGGTTGAGGGGGTGAAGTGATGTCTAAGAAGTATCAAGAACTTGCCCAGAAGATTCAAGAAGCACGAATTATTGGCAAGAAAGCAGCAGATGCTGTTGAAGACAAAGGCACTTGCAACCTAGATAAAGTCGTAATTTATGGGCTGCCAAAGGTGCGCGAAACCTCTCTAAATAATGCAGGTATTAACTGTTACAAACATTGGTCTCACACGGGCGCCTTTGTTCTCTCAGGTAGCTTTGGCATGGGCGATAAAAATACCGCTGGTGTAGAAGCTATGTCTGCTCATCTTAAAAGCTTGGGTGTTGATTGCTACATCCATTGGCAAATGGATTAAGGAGCCCTCTCATGGATAACTTCATTGCAATTGTAGCTTTTGATTTGTTCCTGAATGTCTTCTTAGCAATGTATTGGGGGATTATCTAATGAATATGTTAGCCAATATCTCGTTTGATGCTGCTGTATTCACAAGCCTTGAAGTGATGAATGTAGGTGTAGAGGATGGCGTTGTTCAGTTCTCTTTATCTGTTCAAAACGCTGAACATATCTACATCGTTGCAAGTGTCAAAGGGATTGAGAAAAACGACACTTTTGAATATGGCGAGGGCTTGGACTATCAAGACTGGAAAGATGTGGACTTCATCAGAATGACAGTTGATTCAAGTAGCCGTCCACATGTAGAAGATTTCGAATTTGTAGACGCTATAGATGGTCAACCATTCGCGTTAACTTCAACTCAGATTCAAGCAATCAATGAAGAGTTAGAAGAACTGGCAAGAGAAGAAAAAATCAATGAGTTGAGAGGTGGGTGATGAATTTAAGAATACTTAAAAAACTCTCAAAGCGTGCCGTTCCTTTTATTGAGAAAGAGCGTTGGAAAAAGGATTGCTTATTTAAAGCCGAACATGGCGACAACTTTACGCACACTGGCGGTCATGATCGCAAACACTGGAAGCGATCGCGTTCAAAGCATGATGAATTGTTTTACAAGCAGGATATTAAAACCAAAGCAAAAGATGGCAATGGTTTTATTGAATTAACTCAGAGCTACATGCACCCATGGAAAGGCACCGATATGGTTGGGTGGACCAGTGGATATGAAGAACCAGAGTGGGAAGAAGAGACAGCGTGGGATTACTTAAAAAAGACTGTGTTTGCTGAAACTGTTGACTTTGTTGCTATACCAGGCACCGAAGACGAGTGTGGTTGCCCAGAGCACAAGTTTGTTTATACCAGAAAACTAAACAACCCAAGTGACTACTTCAAAGCCATTAAAGATTTGAAAAAGAATTAGGAGAAGATTATGAATGCGCCAGTTTTGGTACATAACATGTCGAATGCAGCGTATCACGCTCATTCGGCTGTTAGTAGTTCACAGCTTAAAACCATTCTGCGCTCTCCTGCACACTTCTTTGCTGAGCATATGAGCGATAAGGAACACAAGCAGACTCCTGCAATGGCACTTGGCACTGCGGTTCATGTTCTTTTTCTTGAGCCAGAAGTTTTTAACGATGAGGTCGCTATCGAACCAATCGTTAATAAGAGAACGAATGTAGGTAAAGAAGCCATAGCAAAGTTCTTACAGGACAATGCAAACAAGGCAATCATTACCGAAGAACAGTATCAAGCAGCCGCTAAAGCTGCGGAAGCAATGAAACGTCACCCAATGTACAACATGATTTTGTCAGGTGGTATTCGTGAAGCTTCGATCTTTTTCGATGATGAAGAAACAGGCCTCGAATGTCGTATTCGCCCCGATTGGCATGTAGCACCTGAGACAAGTGAGTTCTTCCCTAATGGGTTAATTGTAGACATCAAAAAGACAACGGATGCGCGTGCGAATGCATTTTCAAGAAGTTGCCAAAACTATGACTACTCACTTTCAGCAGCTATGTATATCAATGGATACAAGGCTTATTACGGTGAAGTTTACAACCCTTCTTTCCTATTTTTTGCAGTAGAAGAAGACGATCCGCATGAGTCAATCATCTATTACGCATCAGATGAAATGCTGTTTATTGGTGAGCAGAAACGCCGATCTGCAATGCTGACTCTACTCCAGTGCAAAGAGTCAAATGAGTGGCAAGGCTACACAAAACAGATTCAACCAATTGATTTGCCTTTATGGGCTAAGAAAGAATTTCTAGGAGAATAACAATGAATATGCTTGCAACATTAAATCAAGGCATTGTTCCTCAAGCTGAAACAGCAGCAAACGTACTTGCAGCACAAGCAAAGGCTCAAGTTGAAGCGCGTTATATGATGGCTATGCATCGCCCTAGAAATTGGGATGCTGTGCGCCAAGACCTTTTAAAAGAATGCCGTCGCCCTTCATTTGCTGACAATACATCTACTTACTACAAAAAACCTGTAGGTGGCGGTTCTTCCGTAACTGGCTTAGGTATCCGCTTTGTTGAAGTAGCCATTCGCTGCATGACAAACATTCTTACTGAAACAACCATGATCTTTGAAGATGATCACAAAGAGATTCATCGTGTTTCTGTCACTGATCTTGAGTCAAACACTACCTACCCTCAAGACATCAAGATCAACAAAACTGTCGAGCGTAAATCTAGCGCAGGCCGTGAAGTAGTAAGTGAACGCCTAAATAGTTCTGGTCAGAAAGTATTTGTAGTTGTTGCTACAGAAGACGAAATGCTTAACAAGCGCAATGCTGCGATTTCTAAGGCGATTCGTAATGCTGGACTTCGCATCATTCCGGGTGATTTACAGGATGAGGCAGAGCATTTAATTCTGCAAACCCGTCAAAGTGGCATTAAAGAAGATCCAGAGAAGTACCGCAAGCAAATTGTGGATTCATTCAACAACATTGGCGTTAAAGCACAGAACCTTGTTGATTATATCGGCTGCCCTCTTGATCAATGCTCACCTGCTCAAATTGATGAATTGCGCGCTGTATTTGGTGCAATCAAAAACGGTGAAACCACATGGCAAACGGTTATGGCTGAAAAGAACGAGCAAGAGTTATCAGAAGGTAAAAAAGCTCCTTCAAATGACATTAATGCAGTAAATCAAGCAATTCAGCAACAAGGATAAGGTGGCAGCATGAAAAAAATCGAATTAAACACAATTAGCGGTACTTCTGACCAAATCGCAGAAGAGATTTTTAAGAAGATTATCGGGCCTATGGTTGATGAAATGAATAGCCAAGATAAAGACTCAGCAAAGGTTTTCACATTCTCAGTAATGTGGCTTGGTATGGCTTTATATGCTGCTCAATTTGAACCGCACAATGCTAAAAAAACAATTCAATTCAGTGTTGATCAGTTCATGCAAACGTTCGACAAATTCAGCAAAAGACCGAGCTAAGGAGCAGCAGCATGACAGATTTGAATAAGGAACGAGAGGCTTTTGAAGCAGATCAAAACACTACTTTGCTATTTGAACGTATCGAATATATAGCAGCTATGAATGCTTATATGCCTAAATTTGAATATGCAAATAACTTAATTGTAATGCAAGCCGCAGAAAGATTTAATTTTGGTTGGTCTATGTGGCAAAAAGCCAAAGCTCAGGCGGTGCCAGTCTGGATCTCAGTTGAAGATAAATTGCCTGAAATTGCCGACGCTAGTGTGTTGGCTCACTTTCAAAATGGGTCAATTGAAACAGTTCATATAGAAGATTGGTTCAAAGATATAACAAGTGGTTTTGATGAAGCAGGGATACAAACGTTCACAAAGTGGTACTTAAAGGCATCTAACACCATTACCCACTGGATGTCACTACCAGAAGCGCCAATTGAGACAGGAGCTTAAAGATGAGCCATAAAGAGCAAATTCAAAAGAACCTTGAAAGATTAATTGCTGCTGAGTTAAGAAGGTTTACCCTCGAAACAGGCGAAGTGGTAGATGAACTTTATGTCTTTCCACAAGATGACAAGGATGGTGGCGAGACCTATTACGACATATTTGTTGAGTTTCTTGAAAAAGATGAAAGTGAAGCAAGCAAATCGGGAGCTGAACAATGAGCATAACTCTTAATGGTCACCAATTAAAAAGCCTTCTCGAATTTGTAAATCCAGATGGTGAAAATGATTTAGATCAACTTGAAACTGAACTAACTATTAAATTTTTTGAAGATGGGCACAGTGGCAAAGGCTATTACTTTTGGATGACCGAATATCCAGAGGAAGGCAGCATGTTGTTGGATGTTGAATCGGGAGCTGAGGGATGAGTGACTACATGCACATGACTCTTGAGCAGCTTCAGCAAGAACATGCTGAACTGCTTGCATTCAATGAAGAGTTAGATCGTCGTTGCAAAGCGCACAAAGCAGATGCACAAAAATATCAAACTAAGTGCTTCCACATTACAACACTCTTGATGAATCCAGTTGATCAAGACATGACGTTGAAAGCAATCAAAACAGTGATTGAAAGGGTTGGTGAAGGATGAGTGAATTATATAGCAGTCATGCGGTCAAAGATGTTCTGAATGAAAGAGAACGCCAAATTATTAAAGAAGGTTATTTACCTGAGTTTGACAATCTTTATGAAGAAAATGAATTGCCACGAGCCGCATCTTGTTACGTTGACCATGCAGTAAGTAGAGGCTGGGTTTATAACAGCAAAGACTTCGGTCCCGAAGTTTATATGGATGAGGGTGCCGCCGGATGGTGGCCTTTTGCAGATACTTTCTGGAAGCCAAAAAGCCCAAGGCAAGATCTAGTTCGTGCAGCAGCTTTATTAATTGCAGAAATTGAACGACTCGATAGAAAAGTTAAAGCGGAAAGTAAGGAGGGGTAATGGGACAAGTAGTTAAAATAGAGGCTAGTATTCTAGAAAAGATTGTTGCAGTAGCTGAACGTATTGCCCAGTCAAAAGAAGAACGCCGAGTTGGTCGTGAAGAATTTGCACACATGCTCAATATCGAACCTGAAACTCTAGACGCTCGAATTCGTGAAGGCAGATACCATAGGCCTTATAAGGATGGGCGAAAAAGTTTTTGGTTATTGTCATACGTGCAATCTGTCGTTACAGACACAAAAGAATCTGGTAAAGTAGCCACCTATTGA